TTACTGGTGCTTGGTCAACTGGCTGTGCTTGGTCAACTGGCTGTGCTTCAGCAGGCACTACTTCTGCCAATGACTTTTCTAACATCTCCAAAAATGCGTTCTTGCCTACATTTAATTGGTCTAAGTTAAACTGTGCTGAACTAATTTTGCGGTCTAAATCTACGCAATGTTGAAACATGGTTTGTTGCTCTTGCGATAAATCTTCTAATACAAATTCTCTACCATTAATGAAAATAGGGGTTGTTTTTTTCTCGCCCATTTTAATACTCCTTATTTAGATTTAAAAATTTGATAGGTATTCCAACCCACCACTCCGACATACAAAAGGCAAAAGGGTAATAGCATGAAAGCAAAATACTTTAATGATAAAAACCCAATTGCCAACACTACAACTACTTTTCCTACTAAAGCATTATCAACACCAAACTTGTTAAAAAAATATTTCATAATGCCATTTATTTCTCTACCGCCATTATCTAAAATTATTTTAGTTGTTACCACGTCACCAATTTGGAGTAGCACCAAAAAAACTAATAAAAAAAGATTTATCATTTTGTAGCCCACGGCAAAGGTGTTACTTCAGGTGTGATTGGGGGTGTAATCTGTGATTGAATTTGACCATCAAGATTTGCTTCGGTATTAATTACCAAATTAGGCTCTGCTTGAATCCAACTTAAAACTTGTTCTTCAGTTAAATCTGCGTAAGGTGTGTAATTACCATTTTCATTTGTTGGAACTGTGAACTGTGCTGAACCACCGATTTCAGCAGTAACTGGCGGTGTTGCACCATTACTTGCTGTTACTGTGTATTGAGCCAATACAACGTACTCATTTACTGGTGCAGGTGGTGACGGCAATGTTGACATTGAAGTGACTGTCCATAAATATGTATTCATTTTTAAACTCCTAAGTTAGTTAATTAATTTTATCCGACTTTCCAATTTGTACCATCTGAGTATACTGGAACTGGTATTGCACCGCCACCTACAACTGTTGCACCAAACGAAGGTGCTAAAGCGTCTGTAACAAAAGACAATGAGCCAACACCAACAGTTGATGCTGACGGCAATGTTGCTACTGTGTAATTAGTTCCTTTAATAATTCCTGTAAATACTGTTGATTTACTACTGTTACTCCAATATTGACTAATGTTACCATCTCCATCACTCAATACCACGTAATTAGAACCTGTTATTGATATTGGCGAACCACCTCCCGAATAACCACCAAGAATAGTATTAGAACCACCTGAAGTTACTTGATATCCTGCACTATACCCAAAAAATTGATTTTTATTTCCTGTACTTGCCACTCCTGAGTATGCCCCAACAAATACTGAAGATGCACCACCAATATTAGCCCTTCCTGCTTGATAACCTAATGCGGTATTATTTCCACCCGTTGTGTCTGAATATAAAGCCTCATGTCCAATTGCAGTATTATATGTATTATTTGCTGAATACAACGCTAAATTACCTATGGCAATATTACTTGATGCTGTAGTGTTTGTATAAAGAGATTGATAACCTATGGCAATATTATTTGTTCCAGTTGTATTGGCAATTCCTGATTGATAACCTAAAGCGGTATTGGCATTTACTGTTGTATTTTGAAGTGCAGAATCTCCAACAGCAGTATTGTAATTGCCCGTTATGTTATTAAATAAAGATTGCGAGCCAACTGAAGTGTTGCTAGAACCAGTTGTATTTTTACTTAAAGTGCTGTTTCCAAAACCCACGTTAGCAGTACCTGAAGTGTTGGCGGTTAAAGCATTGCGACCAAATGCAGAGTTAAAATAACCTGAAGTATTTGAATATAATGCTAAGTTACCAAAAGCGTCATTGTACGAACCGCCAGTAGTATTTGAATATAATGCTCTGTAACCAACGGCAGTATTAAGACCTAACACATCACTATAAAGGGCTTGCACACCTACTGCGGTGCTATTACCAATTGCTGTACCTGTGTATAGTGCTTGATAGCCAACAGCCGTGTTGCCACCACCTATATTATTTGCTAATGCAAAATATCCAACGGCTACGTTATTATTTCCCGTTGTATTACCATATCCTGCTTGATAACCTACGGAAGTATTTCCTGAACCTGATGAATTTAAATAACTTGAAAGAGAGCCAAAAGACGTATTATAAGATGCCGTATTAGCCTGTAAACTACCTGCACCAACTGCCGTGTTATCTGCACCTGTTAAGTTATTTTCTAATGATGCTGTTCCATCAGCACTACCATTACCACCAATTGCTACGTTTCTTTGACCTGATGTGGTTAATCGCAAAGCACGATAACCAATTGCAGTATTCATGTTGCCTGTTGCAGAATATCCTGCTTGCCACCCTATAGCAACCAACCCTGCACCTGTAGCCATGTTATAACCTGCTTGTGTTCCAACGGCTACGTTAGAACCACCAGTTGTATTGTTTGCTAAAGAATTGTAACCAACAGAAGTATTATTTCCACCTGTTGTGTTTGCAGTTAATGCTTGATAGCCTACAGCAGTATTATTTGATGCTGTTGTGTTATTGTATAAAGAAGAATTACCAACACTTACGTTTCCTGTGCCTGTTGTATTAAGGTATAAAGCCCTATAACCAAATGCGTCTACTCCACCTGTTGTGTTTGTATACCCTGCCATATAACCAACGGCAGTATTGTTTGAAGCCGTTGTATTTGTGGACAAAGCACCCGTACCTAATGCAATATTATTAGAGCCAGTTGTATTTGCGGATAAAGCACTATTAGCAAAGCCTGTAGAAAAAGCACCGATTGCGGTATTGCTGTTACCTGTAGTATTTGCAACCAATGCCAAATTTCCAAACGCTAAATTACCACCGCCTGTTGTGTTTGCTCGACCTGCTTGGTAGCCAAAAGCATCTATTTGACCTGTTGTGTTGGAATACCCTGCTTGATAACCTACTGCGGTGTTATTTGAAGCAGTTGTGTTTGCTTGTAAAGAACGATAACCAATAGCCGTATTATTGCTTCCAGTTGTATTATTTGTTAATGCACCTGTGTTAATTGCAGTATTGTAACTACCTGTAGTGTTAGCGTATAAAGCAGGATAATTTGAACCTACATCAAAACTACCTATTGCAATATTGGCTGTACCAGTTGTATTTGAAAATAAAGCATTACGACCTATTGCAACAATTCCTGTACCACCTGCTGTGGTGTAATTAGTGTTATACGCTGATGCAGTACCAATTGCGATTAAATCATATCCGTTAGTATTACTATACCCTGCAGAAGCACCAATTAAAACATTGTGTTGACCATTGGTGTTACTATATCCTGCTTGATAACCAACGGCAGTTAATTCTGTACCTGTGGTGTTGTTATATCCTGCTTGAAAACCTACTGCCGTTCCGTATGTTCCTATAGTATTGCTAAAAAGTGCTTGAGTTCCAATGGCGGTATTTAATTGTCCGTTAATTAATGAAGCAACTGGTACAGTAAATCCACTACCCGTACCACCTATAGAGGCTGTTGGGGCTGTTAATACTGTTGTGGTGTCTTGGAAACCTTTACCTGCTGACGTGATAGTAACTGTTGAAACTGCACCGCCTGCTACAACAATAGTTGCCGTAGGATAAGTAATTGCTGTTGAGCCACTAGATAGCGTCATTACAACACCTGTGTAAGTGCCGTTAGTGTATCCTGAGCCACCTACAATTGTTCCAAGCGTGGCAACAGCCGTTGTGTTGTTTTGTAATGCTTGATAACCAATTGCAGTAAGGCTTGATGATATTGTATTGTATTGCAATGCGTTATAGCCTACAGCAGTATTGTTTGAACCTGTTGTATTGTTATAAAGTGCTTGAAAACCTACTGCACTATTGCTATTACCTGTGGTATTGCTGTTTAATGCGTTACTGCCTGTTGCTACGTTATAGTTACCTGTAGTATTGGATAGTAAAGAATATGCCCCAAGTGCCGTTAAATAAGTGCCACCTGTATTTGAATAACCTGCAAAATACCCCATTGCTGTGTTATTGCTATTTGTATTGGAATATAGTGCGTTATAGCCTACAGCAGTATTATAAATTCCTGTGCTATTAAGATATAAACTATTTGCACCAAATCCAGTATTGTATTGCCCTGAAGTTATTGTATATTGAGAATAAGCACCGACAGCCGTGTTTCCAAAACCTGTACTATTTGCTAAAGTTGAAGCCCCTATTGCTGTATTGTTATAGCCAGTAACTACTGAAGATAAAGCACTATACCCAACGGCAGTATTAGAATTTCCTGTTGTGTTGGCTGTTAAAGCGTTATAACCAATTGCTAAATTAACAGTTCCTGATGTGTTGGATTGCAACGCTTGATAACCAATTGCAACACCATTAGGTGTTGTATTATTTGTTAAAGCATTAACACCAATTGCTACATTGCCCGATACTGCTGTTCCTACAGATAAAGCATTTTGACCAATTGCTACGTTATTTGAACCTGTTGTGTTGGTTTGTAAAGCATTAACGCTAATTGCTACGTTGCTATTGCCTGTTAAATTTGCATTTAACGCATTATTTCCCAATGCAGTATTATTTGCACCCGTTGTGTTTGTTAATAAAGATAATGCACCAATAGCGGTGTTATTACTACCTGATGTATTTGCTTTTAATGCTTGAAATCCTATTGCAACAAAGTTAGTGCCAGTTAAATTTGAATAACCTGTTTGATAACCAACGGCAGTATTTCCTGAAACTGTAGATTGAACATATAAAGAATAAACTCCAATGGCTGTATTAAAGTTCCCTGACGTATTTGTGCTTAAAGCATAAGCACCTACACCCGTACTATACCCGCCTGTATTGTTTAAAAGCGTTTGATAGCCAATACCCGTTACATAACCACCTGAAGAAGCCTGAACAGCATTTTTACCTAAAACAGTATTTGTGTTAACAGAACCACCACCAAGACCAACAGTAAGACCATTAATACTTGCATCGTTAGCAAGAGTTAATGATGTGCCGTTAAATGTCATATTGGCAGAAGTTGCTAATGCACTTGTGCCGTTTCCATAAATAACTTGACCTGCTGTAACTGTGGCTAATCCTGTACCGCCACGATTAACTGCAATCACATTACCGTTCCATGTTGCTGAAGTAATAGAACCTGCGTAGTCTAAAGTGTTGGTTGACCATGATACGTTAGATGGTGCTTCATCGTGTCTATCCCAAGTACCTGCTGAAGTGCCATTGGTGAGCAAGGTTAAATTCGTGTAGCCACCTGAAGGGGTAGAAGAAACCAAAGTATTAGAGTTGTTGTTAACAGTTACCGCACCGCTAGTTTGGTTATTGTTAAAACTAAAAACTGCCCCCAAAGGCAATGTGGTTGCGTCAGGTAACTTAATAACTTGACCGCCTGAGCCAGTTACCAAGTTGTTGGGCTGAGATGAGGCTGTTAAAACAACCTGTGTTCCCGAAGCAACAATGGTATTAAACCCTGCAAAAAATTGATTACCTGTTACGTTAGCGTTGGCATCTCTTAATACAACAGAGTTTGCACCTGTTGAAACAGTTACTCCTGTACCGCCACTAGATACGCTTAAAACTCCGCTTAGGGCTGTTGTTGGAATAGTGGTTGATGCTGTGGCATTACCTGCACCATTTGCATACATATAGCCAGTTAAGCCTGTTACTGCTAAATTAGTAGTGGTTAAATTGGTAAATACTTCTGATGTTGAGCCATTTACTTTTTCCCATACACCACCATTAAATACTGCCCAATCGCCTACGTTCCAGTTGGTAATACCATTTAAAGTTGTATTACCTGCTACTGAAACTACATAGTAAAAACCACTTGTGCCGACAGAAGAAGTTAATGTTGGCACGTTGGTACTTGCGTTCCATGTACCTTGATAGACAATAGCAGACGTGCTGATAACAGTATTGCCTGAACTGGTAGTGACGTTAATTCCTGAGCCTGCAACAATATTTGTCAAAGCAAAACTTTGAACAACTCCCGAACCATTTTTAAAGAACAGTTTATTGTCTGCGTAGTTAATAGCAACCTCTAAACCTTTAGAGTCATTGGCTAAATTAGATGCTGAGGGAATTGCACCTGATGTACCGCTTGAATACAGTTGAATTGTTGTGTAACCTGTCTGTGCCATAATAATTATCCTTTAGAATTGTCCGCCTGCAATGTCAGGAATATTTCCTGACGTTGTTGTAGGAATGGGATTTGATGTTGAAACTGCCTGTCCGTTATAGGCTAAATAAACTGGTACTGCACCCTGCGGTAAATTTTGCTGATTAGGAAAATTGCTCACGAGTGTTGTTCCCCCTGTAGATGAAGTACCTACAACAGTAGGTAAAGGATTAGAATTAGATACGGCTAGACCATTAACAGATAAATAAGCAGGGGTTGCACCTGCGGGTAAACTTTGATTGGTAGGAAAAGTTGTCATTATTTATTCCTTAACTTGACCATACAGCGTTTGGTACTGGTGGAAAAACTGGGTTTGTTACTGGGTTTACAGCATAGCCACGAACAATATTACGATAAGCAATAAATTCTGCTTGGTTGGTTAAATAAGGATTGTTAATAGGGTTTGCTACGTCAGCAATGGTTGTCCAATCTGTTTGATAAAGCAAAGTTGTTGCTTTACCTTTACATTCTGAAATTAATTCTGCATCAGTTGGTGGAAAAGGAAAAATAGCAGTCACATTTTCCCACCCTTTTGCAACGGCTTCAGCAATTAAATTTTGCTGAGTTGCAGGGTCGTAGCCGTAAACTGTTTTGGTTTCAGGATTTTGATAATATTCCATAATTTTCTCTTATTGTAATATCCAAGCACCATAACAAGTACCCACTACTTGCCAAGTTCCTGATGGTGGAACAATAACAAACATATTTAATTGCTGTCCACCATTATTTGACGCAGAAGAACCAATAGGTTGACCATTTACATAAACAGTTACATTTCCTGAGCCGTATGAGGTACTTACTAAAAAACTTAATGCAATTGGATACGGGTTTGAGTTGGTATAAACTGCACCATTTCCATAAGAACCCGAACTTACCCAGTTTGTACCACCAAATCCTAAACCCACAAAAGAAGAATGAACAAAAGCCGTAGTTGCAATGGCTGTTGAATTATCACCTATTGCCTGTGTTGTGCTAAATGAAGCGTTAGTTGCATTTGTAGCGTTAACGGCATTAGTTGCGTTAGTGGCTGTGCCAACACTCATAGCAGGGTTTGAGCCTGCTAGACCGCTAATGTTTCCGCTTGAAGCAAAAAGTTTTGAAATACTTACTTGTTGTGATGAATCAACAGTTAATGCAGTTGTGCCATTGGTTTGAAGCAATAATTGTCCGCTTGTATCAGAAGAATATACAAGACCTGTGGAATTATTAGCGTTAATGGTTGAAGGCATTTTATGTTCCTGACGTTGAAGCCAACAAATAATAAGTTACACCATTAATTTTAATGGCAATTTTATTGGTAACAGTATTGGTAGTTGATGACGTGGCTTGGCTTGGCAAAACAATAGTTGCAGTAACCCCATCAATGGGGTCTACTTGAGTTTGTCCACTTGTTGCACCTTTCAAAACTAAAGTACCCATATTATCCCTTAAAAGTTTCCGCCACTCATATTGAAATATTGTATAGCAGTCATGCCCGAAACACTAATTGTTCCGTTAGTAATCAACACATTATTTTTGTTTTGGGTTGCCATATCCCCTAAGCCACTTATCTGCGTAGAAGGAATTTGACCTGTCAATGAAATGTTGGGGTTATTGCCACCTGATGAACTTAATGGGCTTGTTGCCGTAACTGAATTAACCGCACCGCCCAAAGCATTAACAGTTACTGCACCTACTCCAGTAGTAGGAGTAATGCTGACGTTTGTCCCTGCCACAATCTGCGTGACCATATTGGCATTTGTTTGCACAAAGGCTTCCATTGTGCCTTTAGTGGGGTACATATTAACTAGACTGCCCGATGCCCATGCCAATGCAGTAGTGTTATCCATGCCACGTTGAACAGTTAATACATCACCTGCTCTACTGGTGCAAAGCATTACCTCATTAATAGTTTGGCTAACTGTTGAAACCAACGTGAGGTAAAACCCTTCCCCAGTTTGAGGATTGGGAAACAAAACACCGCTACCAGTTTTTAAGGTGACAATTAATGAACTTGGCGATATAGGCAAAGCCAATGTTGTGGTGACATTATTAGCAAAAAGTAATTTCATAAAATTACCCAACGACTTCCTGCACTAACAGTTACCACCACCCCTGATGCTTGAGTAATTACACCCGTTGACATGGCATTTTGCCCTGATGGAATAGTAAGGCTTGTATTGATAGTGCTGTTATTTAAAAACAGTCCATTATTAGCGTAAAAAGTATCTGCCTGTAACTGATTGGTATTGGGGTTGTATAAATATTTTGGGTTTGCTGTATAAAGGGTTGTGCTTGTGCCTGTAATTTGTGAAGATAACAAAGGATAAGCATTTGTTAACGGGGCATTGTTGACAATATTAACGCCATAATATTCATCATGCTGAACAAATCGTTGCTGTGTTCCTGCCGTAACCAACATGGCAAAAATGCTACCTGCTGTCCAAGTTGTAGCCGTTGTGCCATCAACACCCCTGACTACTGTAAGCGAATCTCCTGACCTTGCCGTACAAAGCACAATCTCATGGATAGTTTCAGTTGCTACGTCAGTAATGGTTGCGTAAAACTCTTGCCCTGATGTTGGTGAAGGAAATAAAGCACCCGTTGCAGGTGATAAAGTAATTACTGTTGCAGTAGGGGAAAGACCACTTGCTATGTTTGTTTGTGCATTATTAGCGAAAAGTAGCAAAGCCATAAATACCCCTTTTGTTTATTACATTATTGTATATTAAGAAAGAACGATGGTGTAGGTATATTGAAACGGAAGGTATAAAAACCCTGAACTAATCCCCTCTTGAATTAATGCCACCATAGCACTATCCGTAAAAGTATTGTCAACAGTAATTTGAACATTGTATGCCGAAGTAAATGTTACGGATATTTCATAGGTTTTACTAATTGCAGGTGCAAAACCATTAACACCCTGAATAAATCGTTTGATGCGTTTTTTAAGCCAAGTAATGTCAAAAACAAAACCATCACCTTTATAAAAACACCAAGTCAAATACCTTTTGTATTCATCATCTGAAAGCGTGTAACTTGTGCCATTATTGTAGGTTTCAGTAGCGTTATATGGCACAACCAAAGGGTCATAAGGAACTGTATTGTAAGCACCTAACGGCACAAAAACACCTGTTTGAACTACTGGTCTTGGGTATCCATAAATCCCTGTTGCAAACCAATCAAGCAACGCACCATTTTGAACTGTGTAGATAGGCATATTTAAAGCATTGACACTATCTAGGTACTGTTGAGCCAAGCCGTTCTGAGCAGTTACGAATGACTGTAAATCTTCATCATCGTTATACTGCCAATAAAGGTAACTTTCTATAATTTTATTCAACATCTACATAACTCCAATGATGTTTATAAGCGGATTTTCGTTTACCCTCAGCGTTTCCGCTTATTGCAGTTGTGCAAGCCTTTGTATAGCCCAACAGTTTTAACCATTTTACGGCTTCTCTAATTGTAGTGTAGACAACGCCCGTTTCAATACATTTTACTTTTTTTGCTCTACCATTGTTTGCGCCTCTAAACCTATCCCAAGTTTCGGGTGGCATTGTTTTTTTTGTTTGGCTAATTTTTTGTCTAACAACAAGGTTTTTTGCAAAATGATTATCGCCACGCATCCAATCCCAAGATGATTTATCGCGTTTTAGCGCCGTTGAATTTTCGCCTCGTTGATTTGGTCTAGGCAACCCTCGTTTAGAAGGGTTTCTATTATCTCTCATATGCGCCCAAGTTGAACTATCTCTTTTAGATTGCGCTTTTGATAAGTTTTTAAGTGTTTCAGGCGTATGTGTCCAACCATCACCACCACCATTACGAATGTTTGTTAACTTATTATTTAAATCTTTAAAACATTCCACCAATATTTTTTCGTGGTCTTGCGCTTCTTGTTTAGTATTCCATGTTGCTAATATTTTAATGGTGTAGTTGCAAATTTTTACAATGTTATGCCAATATTTATTTCTGCCGTTTTTAGCGTAGGCTCGTTTTAATCTTCCTTCACCAACATAAAAAACTTTATCGGTGTCGTTTCTGATATGAATATAAGTGCAGTACATTATAGTTTGGTAATAACGACTTGACCTGTTGTTGTTTGAAAATAGCCTTCGCTATCACCATAAATCACACCTGTGCCAGTTACGGGCAATATCTGAGTGCCACCAATAAAGACTGACACATTGATAACTGAAATTAAAGCAGGGGATACTAAACTGCTAATAGAATTTAAAAAGATTGTCTGCAAATCGTAAATATTGATTGGCTGTACACCGACTGCAATACTGTTGATGTAAGCCACAATAGCAGGATTTGCCAATGTTGCTACGGCTGTTGATGATACTAAGTTGCCACTAATGGTATTCCATGCAATATTGACCTGCGTAGACTGCAATAAAGGTCTAACAAATTTAATAACATAGGTATCAGGATAATCATTAATGCTGATTGTTTCGTTTCTTGCTACATCTTCTGATGAGCCTACCAAAGAAGAAATATCAAACATTCCCGTAAAAATAGCGTTAGCCACAGCATAGGGGTCGCCACCGCCAACAATAATTTGCCATTGATGTGAGCCAATATCCCGAATAGAAATTAATCTTGGCTGTACCCCTGATACTTTTTGCAGTTGTGTTCTTAAAAAATTAGGTGTTCCTTGAGCCGTAACCAATCCTGCTTGAATTACTTGGCTTCTATAATCTTCAACAGTTTGAGCCGTTTGACCTGAAGTGCCGTCAATAGGGTTGTTGACTGTTAAAGTAACTGTAGAAGGTACGCTTGTTACCAATTGAGTAACTGTGTTGGCAGGTACTGCCCATGAACCTGCAACAGTTGCTAAACAAAAAGCATTTGCCGAGAGTCCACCAGTTTCAACAATGACTGAGTTTTGCACAACATATTGATGTGTTCCGTCAGTAACAGTAAAGCCAATGGGGATTACAAAACCGACTGTACCTGAAAATTGAACCTCTACTGAAGTGTTTGAGCCTACTCCTTGAGTTACCCCGTAGATTGGTGCTAGTTGATTTAGTATAAATTCATTAGCAGTTAATGGGCTAACGGAGTTAACTAAATCTACTCTTGCTTGGTCTAGGATGACTAATGCACCTGTGTCTGTCGATGCAATATCTTCAATTAATGAAGCAGGTAAATTAGCGGTGTACCCTGCGTTGATTGCAGATACATACTCAATCAATAAATTTCTTAAATCGAGAGGACTAGCAGGAACGATACCTGATGCCGTTACGTTAACTGGTGGAATTGTAGGAGTCGTCATACCAATACCTGTGTGTTGTATTTTGTTCCGTTAAAAAAAGTAATGTTTACATTGTAAATTGGGGTTACGCTATTTTGTTCTTTTCCAACTAAAAGTGTTGCAAAATAAGGCGAAAATTGTTGCTGTGTTTGCGTCACAAATATGTCAGGAAAAATTTGCGTCATTACGCTTTTTTGCGCGGGAATACCGTAATTAGCATAAAAAGGACTTTCCCCCAAACTTAGTTTAAGAACTTGTATTAATTGCGTAACGTACCCGTAATCAAATGTCTCATACGAGTTGGTTTCTACTTTTTCCCAAGTATAAGTCCCATCTTCAGCGTATGACCTGCCCCATATTCTCGGCATATTTCCTCTTAAATTGGCACGTTTGTATTTGAACTACCAATAGCAACACCTGAATGTCTATGTGTACTACCCACGCTTTTACCATTATTGATTAATGCGCCTGTTGTGGTTACATCGCCAACAATGTTTACGTTACCATTAATTGTAACCCCCGAATCAGTTAAAGTTAAAGTAACTGAGCCACTTTTATTGCGAATTTGCACACCTTGTTCGCCATACATAACAAGATAATTAGGGTTGACAGGGAAAAAATCAGTTGCGCCTAGTGGTACAAACGCCAACATAGACAAGTTGCCCGTATTAACAAGACTTGCAGTCCCTGTCCCTAAACCTGTTAGCCCTGCAATACTAGCAGTTGCGCTTACAGTAAAACCTCTATCGCCTTTTTTAATTGGGTAACGTATGTATTCAAAGCCAACTACAGGCATTTTAATTTTAGGTAGAGTGTACGGAATATCGGTTAACTCAAAGTTAACCGTAACGATACTGCCTTCAATTTCTTCAACGGTACACGGTAAGTTATACCCCAACTGTTGAAGATTAATCCCAATTTGTTTATCAACAAAATTGGTAATTGTTTGGTAAAAGGGCAGTTTTTGTTCTTGACTCATCTTGGACTCGCTTGAATAATAGTCACCCAAGAATCGGCGCTTTTCATTCGGTAATTACCTACATGACGAATATTGTTAATTTCAAATTTACCTTCAAAAACTGACCGTTGCCTATCTTGCGAATAAGACTGTGGCGTCGTGACTTGCAATAGAGATGCTTGCGCAGGCATAGTAATGTAATCGCCTACGGCTAAATCGGCGCGCAACACCGTTTTAAAAGTCATTGTGCCAAAACGAATCCATGTTGGTTGACCAATTAAATCTTCAAAGTTAATTTGTCTTGGTTTTGGTGGCGAATAAGCGACATTATCATATACGCGTATGTTTCCTTTATTAGGGTCGGTTTGCGGAAAAACAATAGCCACCCCGTTATACGCAACATCTTTAATAATGTTTTTACTTATCCTATAAATATAATTAGCAAGAGCGCGGATATTAGGTACAACTTCAATTAAATCAGCCGAAGCAATTAACCTATCTGAAATGTTGATTTGAATGTCGGCGTCGGGGTATGCTCTTTGAAGGCAAACTCTCAATGCGTCGGCTAGTTTTTTATCTTTTCGCCATTCTAAAACAAGATTTTTTTGTTCCCCGTAATAATTTGACGAAGAAGAAACGATAAAATCAACTGTTTGTAGCGTACCTTGCCAATTACCAAAGGCTTGCAAAATTACGCCTGCGACTAAAACTCCTGATTGCGTATAGTTGGCAAGAGGCAAACCTTTCCACATACCACCTGATATGCGGAGTTGAGCGCCATTAAAATTAGAGGCTTGTGTTAAATCTTTTAGCGGTATGCCATGCACTCTGACATACGAATTTTGAGTGGGGTCGCTACTAGGCGCTATACCAACATCAAATTCTATATTTAAAGCATTAGGATTTGTAGTTTGTCCGCGGTAAGAATTTACAGTATTTCCTTGGATTAAAGAAGTATACTTTGCCAACGGCGTACTTTTTGAATTTACCAAAGTAAATATTTCCAAATCGTAATATCTCATGGGTTTATTTCAAACTGTTGAGTTGGCTGTCTAAATACTAAGGTACTTATAAAATAACTTTGTATTAAATTAATATCGTAATCAAGCGGTGAGCCTATTAAAGGTCTACTTAAAACTAACTGCCTATAGTTATCATAAATGTTTAAATAATATCTTTCGCCATGTACATTCCATGTAACGATAGCATTATAAAGTTGACCATCTAACGTAAGCCCAAAAGAAAAGGCTTGCGTTGTCGACGGGGAAAAAATAACGATAGTGGTCATGGATTTTTTATTGGGTTAGGTATTGACCCGCCAATACTGGTTTGATTAGTTATAGAATTGGTTACTGAAACCGCATTACCTAGCGTATTGCCAACGCCCGATGTGGCAGTAGAAGTAGGTAGCCCGCTATTTAATTTTGACATTAAAGTATTTAATACTTCTTGCGTTTGGTTTAAAGTAATTAACGGTTGCACAAAATCAAATTGATAAGCATTTTGAACTTGTTTGGTGTCTGAAGTAGATACGTCAATCATGGTTGTCATAATACAATTTGTATACATATACGCAGGCGTGGCTATGATATACGTCCCCCCTGATTGATTATGACTATCTAAAACATCTTTTAACGCCGTAAAAGTGGCTAATTTTGAAGTGTAAGCGCCCGACCCTTTAGCAGGACATAGCATCAGCATAGAAATCTTTTTAGGTCTAGCAATGATAGCGTTCGCCGCGACGCTTTGATTTGCAAAAGGGTAGTCGCCTACTTCATTATCAATTAAAGTAGACCCCGAAACGGGTTTAAAATGCGCAAAAAAATTATCTAAATTTAAAGGGTTTTTACCGTTTAAAAGACTTAAAGTAAAGTTTGCTACTTCCGTAATCGCCACAATAGGTAAATAATTCCCTGACACTTTAGCAATACCGCCCGTCAAAATAATAGGCGATATTTCATAAGCAAGTTTAAATAAGTTCTGTTGTAAGTTGTTCATTGTAAAACGCTCGATGTGACATTTAAAGAAGCACCTGACGCATTAGTTACTTTAATTTCATTTGCGCTTCTAATAAAGTTTAATACTGACGAACCTTCGGTCAACTGTCTGTGTCCTGCGGGCGCTTGTTCGCCATGTCCTATAACTTGACTAATACTAGGATTGCGCGCCATAATTTCTTTGACTAATTTAGCGCCCACTATTTTTTGTATGTCCGTAATATCGGCATCGTTTTTACCTACAAATTCGACACCAATAGAGTTGGCATTACTAATACCTTTGTTAGGCGTTACATGGTGCGTAATTGCGTTTTCAGGTGCAAGTTGAGTGATGTTACCGTTTCGGTCAACAATGTACTGTGTACCCGTACCGCGTTCTTTAAACGCGCCCATAGCACCTTCAACACTTCTACCGCCAGTATGATGTAAAACAATATTTTCAGCATTTTTCATTTGACCGTAAGTATTAATTTTCCCAAATACTTGTTCTTGCGTAACCGTTTTAGGTCTTGAACCCATTTTTTCGCGCATATAATTGTCAATTAAATCCCCGCCACCCGACCAAAAATCTTTTTTAGATGGTACGTTAAAAGGTATTTGTGGTTTATTAACGTCAGGTCTTACTATGTCCGCGAAGGCTTTTCCTGTCGCTTTTCTACCTAACGGGTCGTCAAAAAAATCGTTAATTTTTTTTAGCGCAACAGCAAATCGTTGTGCTTGCACCCATGCTTCAGATAGAAATTCGCTAAATTTTTTAAACCCATCTTCTAATTCTTTTTTATTTTTCTTATATTCAATAGTTTTTTTAATGTGACACTCTTTACATAAAATTTGAT